AATACTACGGCAACGGCGCATGGACGAGTTGAGGGGATAGGATGCCACCACGACTAGGACGTATCGTAGAGTTTGACGAGCGGAGCCGAAACTACCCGGTACGTACGTTGATTTCAGGTGTCGCGCCGAAGTACAAGTATTGGTGGGATGGTGGAGCGTTCCTTGATCAAGGTGCCACAGGCACCTGCGTCGGGCATGCGTGGGCGCATTGGGCAGAGGATAGCCCCGTGACTCACCCGTCTGATGCGGTCGATCCGTTCCTGATCTACCGTGACGCCTGTAAGCGCGATCCCTGGCCTGAGAACGACGCTGGCGACCTTGACTATGGAACGTCGGTGCTGGCGGGCGTGCAGGGTCTACACGAGCGCGGCATCGTTGAGTCTTACCACTGGTGCTTCAGCTTGGACGACCTAAGACTCGCGGTGCTTACCAAGGGGCCGGTGGTGGTAGGTACGTACTGGTATAACTCCATGTGGTCAACCCAAAACGGATTCCTCCCAGTGGATGAAGCTTCGGGTATCGCAGGTGGTCATGCATACGAAGTCAACGGAGCCAACGACGTTTACAAACGATTCAGGATCAAGAATAGTTGGGGGCAGGGATGGGGCGTGGCGGGGCGTGCCTATATCAACTACGACGACATGGCGAAGCTACTTGCAAACGAGGGTGAAGCATGCATCGCTATAGAAAGGAAAGTGGGGTAATGGCTGCTGACGTAGTGTACCAAGTTGCACAAGTAGGATTGGGTTTCGAGGGTAAAGGTCAAGCATGGCTTGGGGCTGCGATGCAGCTATTGAAACTCAAGCTACGTCGCATCGACGGCCCTTACACACTTGTCGTTGACGGCGGTGAACCTTCCCACCCACGTCCACGATCCGACACGCTCAACCGAGTCAAAGACCTAATGACGGTCGGCCCTGTTGGTATCAAAGCTGTCATCAGGGGTGACTCATACGATCAGCCACGGTTCGCTATCCGTAAGGTCAAGGCTGTGCCTGACGAGTCACCGATTATCACAGCGGCTAAGAAATTCCTGGGGGGTACACGCTACGTGTTCGGTGCTATCCCATCATTACCCTTGCCGACCTCGGCCGACTGTAGTGGGCTCACGCTCCGTGCTGTGGACATGGCGACAGACAAGACTCTGCCACATAGCGCGAACCTACAGATGGGCGATAGACGACTACGTAAATTCACTGATCCTCAAGACCTGCAATCCGGTGACTTCATCTTCTACAACTTTGGGCGTCTACCCTATCCACAGGCTGATGATGTGACCCTGTTCGTTGAAAACGGCAAGCAGATAGGATCGCGCCCTTCGCGAAACGGTGTGACGATCTTCGACATGTTACCTGAGCGTCAGTACGTTTTGAAGTACGGACGGCTTAGTTAGAGAGGGGGTGAATAATGGCACTAGTAGCTAAAATCGAATCACCGTGGGCACGAGCAGTACGTTCGTTCCTGTCGGCGTTGGCGACGAACCCTGTTTTGATCGCGCTGGTGGCTAGCTTTACCACCGTTAAAGCCGTGAAGGAAGGGCTGCTACCCGCAGCTATCGTCGTCGTATCAGCGTTGTTGGTTGGTCTTGCATCGTTGGCGCTTGGTTACTCTGAGCGTTGGCGAGCGTTGACCTCTACGCCGCTTATGAAAGGGCTAGCACAGGCAGCGGAATACTTTGCCGCTGGTCTGCTGACCATCACGGTAATTAACATCGACCCCGACGTACTCGTTGAGTTGGGTGACAGTATCGTCGCATTGATCGCTGCAAGCATCCTATCGGGTGTGTTGACGTTCGGGCTCGCGTCCGTGCAGAAACCACCACAAGAGCCTGTGGCGGCATAAAAAGTAAAGGTCCGACCCCCTGTATGGTTCTCCCCCGCAGGTAGGGTCGGACCTTTACGCTTTCTAGGACAGGGCTCTATGTGCTAACACTCGCGTCGTTTCTCCGAAATCGTACGTAGGTAATCCCTTGAGGATCAGAGCGATGCAGGCATGGACATTTCTATGCCCGGTAGGACATACCACCACGAGGTTGTCTCGTGTGTCAGGTCCGTCCATCGACAAAGGGATGACGTGATGCACGTCGAAAGACGCGGGTACCGGCGAGTGGTACCTATGAAGCACACAGACTACGCCTGGCCCTGCTGGTAAGGTTCTCATCCGTCGATCCTGCCGCACTTCCTTGCCGCATTGAGGCATGTCGCCGTGAGATCGATCAACCGAGACTGTTCCCATGTGTTCCAAAAATCAGCATGCCCGGTTGAGAAGTCACCCGACGACAAATGGAACCCGCTCACATCAGGTACACCGTAGCGGAAAATCTCCACTATGGCGGGCACACGTACGGGGTGTGAAGCTGGGCAGTCGCCGGATCGCGGGAAAGCCATGTGACTCATGTGATCCCACGAGTCGATGCGACCATCCGTGCAACTAGGGAAGATCACACGTAGCCTATCGTTGTTGTTCGCGCCGAACCTGAAGTCGTGAGAGATCATCCGCAGGTCTTTAGGGAACGGCTGCACGTTAGCGCCTGCCTTGTCGCCTCTGTAGTAGACCAGTAGCGACTCCGCACGCACACGCGAACCGTCTGCGCGGAGCAACGTGGGAGCCCAGTACGCCGCCGTGTCATCAGGCGTCGAGCAATTGGTACCTGCCGCAATCATTGACTCGTACGTGGAGTCTTTGTTTGTAGATAGGTTTCCGAAAAATTCGTGCTCGTGAAACGACATTCCGCCTGGTGCCACGATTGGGTCTACACTGGCGAAGCGGTCTGAGAAGCAACGTACTTGAAACTGGCCGCGTTCCGCTTGTGCAGGGGTCGCGATGACCCCTACAACAAGCGCCGCGACGATCAACACCATCCTTCGCATTTCGCTTCAATCCTATTCCTCTCCCCCTTACCATTTAACCAACCTCGGCACAAGGGATCGTACCAGGGCCGATTCCAACGGGGCGCTCAGGTCACTACAGAGCCCCGTTTTTCGTCGTATTCGCTCATTATTTAGCATGGGCTATCTGTCGATTGCCAGTGGTACCATTGACCTCGTGACATCATCGTTCCTGACACGATGATGTTTGCTCGCCCGTTAAATGGACTTGGACTGCGATGTGTCGCTAGTGGCCCTGTGATCGAGGTATAGGCAGCGGCGCGAGAGGGCCAGTAACTCCGCAGGTGTTGGAAGATACCTGATGCCCCGCTGGATGAGTTGTAAGCGTGCTCATTAAACCCGGACTCTCTTTCAGCAATGCAGGTTGCACGGCTGTACGAGAATCCCTTGATCCTAGAAACCGCCTTCAGCGTTAGTCTTAATTCCCTGACACTGAAAGCACTATCGGGATAGTCTAGAGTTTGATACCTAGCTGTTTGCCGACGCTCCCTCCAAGATGGTTCGGCATGCGCGATGGATACAAACAGCCCTAGCATAAGGAAAATCGTTAGTGTTAACCGCACCAAATCACTCCCCTCGGGTATAGGACGGCCCAATCTCGACTGAGAACATGGTGCCGCCTTGTGTCTCTACTACGACCTGACTTCCGTCGCCGACTTCAGCCTTTGCGATGTCGTCGCGGTCGTTCAGGTACTCAGCGATAATCGCTGCAAGATCACTAGACTCCATTGCGTTCAACCTCCAATAGCTCATTCATGTAGGCATCCCAACAGGCACGACACCCTTCAAAACGGCAGTTGCTCACTTCCACGAGAGCGCCACATTGTTCGCAGATATCGTTCATCGGTTTTCCAGGTTCCGGCGTGCTTTGTCTTCACGGATTGTCTGCTCCCGCAGGCGCGTGTAGTCGGGTGTTCCGGTCAGCGTCCCCGTGATTGCGTCCTTGGGGGCCACCGTCACTGTCATCGGACGACGGTCATTTGGATCAGACATAGTTCTTTCCCCTCCCAAACTCTAGGAAGTAGAGCATGTGTCTTGTTGCATCGTTCGCGTGAGGCATTCTTTTCACATACATGTCCCTCTCTTTCAGCCGTTGATCATCAAAGTAGTGCTTACCCTCTGCCGGTGTCTGAGCATAACAGTCGATGTCACGTTGGCGACCCCACTCTTTGATGATCCCTATAACTTCAACGCCGGTAAAGTCTACCTTGGTCTTGGACTGCCGCCAGTAGAATCCTTCGTACACGACCGCATCAGGTTTGTAAACGTCTAGCGTGCGCCATACTAGCTCGACCTGAAACTGAGCCCTAACGAACGAGGTAGGCGGCGGCTTTGGCCCTACTGGGCTCAGGAAACAGAACCCCGTCGTGACGCCCGGATCAAACGCGGCTATCTGCACTAGCTTGCGCTTTCTCGATAGCGTCCAATAGGTTATCTGCCCGCGCACCGTACGAGTGAGTACCAAACAGCGCGATCATGCTTACCCACGTAGGGCCGAAATGCAGCACCGCCCTGTGGTCATGCAACCACTTCACCATGTCTTCCAATGTTTCGATATGGTCATGTAGCGAAGTAACCTCCACACCATCTGCAATAGATGTCTGGTTTATCGGCTCCCTTTCCGCAGTCACATTCCCACCACTCTTTCCACACACGACTCCCTGACGTCTGCTGTCTGTGCGTCTTAGTTACGACTCTTACTTCCATCTGTAACCCTCCTTGAATTCGACGGGTAGCTTGATATCGAAGTCAGGATTGTCCTCCATGATACTCGCGATTGTCACCTTAGCATCCTCAACCTCGTCAAGCGCCACGTCGAAGGTGATTGAGTCGTGGACGGTCACGCGCGGGCTGAGATCAGGGGCTTCCTTGTGTATGCGATTAAGCGCACGAAGGTTCACGTCACCGGCAGGCGATTGGATAGAGAAGTTGTACGCCTCACGGAACACGTCAAGCTTGTTGTCAGGAGTCACGAACCAGAATCGTCGTACACGCCCAAACTTAGATCGACAATAACCTTGCGTATTGACTTGCTCGCGTTGACGTGCGAAATAGGTATCAAGCTCAGGGCATCGCTGCTTCCAGGTGTCGATCATAGCTTGTGCTTGACGGATTGGAATACGTAGTTGCGCCGCGATAGCCGGAGCTTGACGGTCATAAAAGATTCCGAATGTGACTGTCTTACCATCTCTATACTGCCGATCCGTATACCCTTCACCGAATAGACCAGTAGCCACTTGCTTGTGTATAGATTCCTCCCGTTTAAAAGCGTCAAGTAACCACGGTGATCCAATCTCAAGCGCCGCCACACGTAGCTCGATAGCAGAGTAGTCGGCATTGAGTAAGGTGTGTGATGCATCGTCGGCTGTGAAAATTCCACGTAGCTCCCCCTGTGTGATGTTTTGCAAGTTAGGCCGTCGTGAAGATAGCCGCCCGGTCTCCGTACCGTGTAGCAGGAACGACGAGTAGACCTTGCCGTTGACGACGCGCTTACGGATACCTCGCACGTAGGTTGATAACGTCTTCTGACCTTTGCGGTACTCAAGCAATAGGTTAGCGTATCGTGCAGCCTCCGTACCAGGATTTTTCTCGATGAAGATTTGGATCGTCTGTGCCTTAGTGTCTGGTACCCCTTCCTCAAATGCCACTAGTAGTTGCTTAGGTGATCGAGGGTTATTGACGAATGGCGCTAGCTGACGCTCTAGGTCGCTAAGCTCGTGTACCAGTCGTTCCTCAAGGTTGTCAAGCATTCCCTCGTCCACAGCAAAACCACGATACTCCATCGCCGCGAGTGAGGCTGAGCCAGGGATGACGAGATCGTAGTAGGGCTTGTCTACGCCGTCTGCACGCATGTCTTTTTGCAAGGGGTCGAGCAAGCGCAGCGTGACATCAGCGTCCGTCCCGTTGTAGCTGTAGAGGGTCTGTGGAGCAAGGTCAGACAACGACTCGTCATCGTCAAGGCCGATCTTCGCTAGCTGCTTGTACAGCGGTGCCCCTAGGTACTCTGTAGCTAGCTGTTCCAGGTCGTGCGTTCCCTTGCGCTCGTCTGTCATGTAATGCATCAGCATCGTGTCTTCGTCTACACGGGCATTAGGGACACCCGCGCTCCATAGGTACTGCACGTCGTACTTGCCGTTCTGCATCACCCACTTGGTACGCATGAAAGCATCGTTGAGCGCCATTTGAAATCGAGGATCGTCTACGATCTGTTTGGTATAGACGTGTGCAAAGCCTGGCTCGTGAGCCATGCCGATACACAGCAGATCGGGGTTGTGCTTATCGAATGGCGGGGCGGTCTCGATGTCAAGTGCTACGTGTGGATATTTAACTTGAGTCTCTAGTGTGCGGTATGCGTCGTAGATTTCATCGTGGACTTCGGTGTGCGTTGGTTCCCACTTGACTTCGACGTTGCGTGTCAACTTGCGAACGTCAGATACGAGTGAGGGGAACACGGACGGATCGCGGAAGGTGGCCGCAGGGTGGTACGTGGCGACCACAGGCAGCCCTAGGCTCGGGCTGAGCTTCGCCCCGCCTACCCTAAGCATCTTGATTCCTTGTTTGCTGTCTAAGAGCGCCTTGCTAGCGGGCGCACCTAAGCCCAAAACTACCTCGGGGTTTCGCTCTCGTATCTCGTGAACCAAGCGAGCTTTACAGTGTTTGATCTCGTTGGCGGTGGGAGTACGGTTGTCTGGCGGTCTACAAAGTACAGTGTTCGTAACGTATACATCGTCGCGGCTGATTCCGTTATGGCCGAGTACCTTATCAAGCAACTGACCCGATTTTCCGATGAAGGGTATGCCACTCTTAACCTCGTTCCTACCTGGTGCTTCACCAACAACCACGATCCTAGGGTGCTCCGGCCCGCGCCCAAAGACATGTGGTTCGTCCTTCAGAGGGCAGGTATCGCAATCAGCGTAGGGCGCTTTAGGCTCCATCTATATCGGCCTCCGCTGTTAGGCATATAGCTTCAGCAAGCGGGTAAGGTATCTTCGCGGATAGCTCACGGTTCATACCCTGTGTGCCTGTGCGTGAACCTCTGGGAGCCGCCGTGTGGTCTTTACAACAGCACTTGGGGTCAGTGTGCGATTCGCGCCTGTTGTGGCACTCAGGGCTGAGCACGAGGCTTGGAGGGAACCCGCCCCACAGATCGGTGGGCTTCGCTCGATGCTCACCGTAATGACAATACCAAACCGTACGGCGTTCGTAGGGAATCATGTTCACCGTACGCAACAGGGCTTTAGGATTCTCGATGACGTAGAACGACGGCTTGGTCGCTTCGATGATGTCGATCGCAGCTTGCACGAGCTTCATGGCATGGACCGCCTCGGGGCGCTGTGGTTTTGCTTCCCAATATCCCTGCCTAAGTCCAGGGCCAGTCTTAATCCACACGGTATCGAAGTAGCCATACTGGAACCCCATCGTTGAAAATTTCTCGCACGGTGGGGATGCTAGCACCACGTCAGGTTTCCAAGGGAGATCGTCGGGCGACCACTCTAGGATATCAACCGCGTAGTCACACTCAAAATGCGGGAGGTAGTCAAGCGTCAATACCTCGTGGCCGCGCTCCGCGAACGGTTCCGACCACCCTTTAAGACCCGCAAACAGGTCGAGCACTTTCACTTCACGACCTCCATTTCCTCGTAATCCTCACAATCGCATATCTGTATGATACATGGTCTATAGAACGCCCCTGCAAGGTGATCGTCATCGTGATGGTGGCAGTGTAAACAGATATACTCAATCATCACCATATATCCTTGATATAGTAGTCTTCAACCTCCGGGTAATCCTCTGGCCCCTCGGGTATCTCCATGCGTTCTTTCAACTGCTTGTGCAGCCATTCGTGTTTGAATTTTCGACCTATAGGTACGTCAAGTGAGAACACTACCGTTATATGTTGGCGCTTAACGTGTATGTTGTGCGTGTACTTCTTACGCTCCTGCTTAGTGAACGCTTGCTGTTTGCCACAGGTATGACCTTCGACTAACGGCTCAAAGCACTTCGGGCATACTGCTATAGCCATTTCACGTCCCTCCCATACAGGCCGTAGAGATCGAGGTACTGGGCTCGAAACACGAACGGATGGATAAAGTCCATAGGGGCGACGGGATGGGGCTCGTACGGTACCCAAAGGCGGATGATGGTATTGGTTTTCTGCCCATAGATAGCGGTCTTCGTTACCTCACATGGCTGGCGATCCTCAAACATTCGCACGATAGACGGCCACCACATCCAAGCATGGTCGAGCGTCGGCAGTACAACACAACAGTCGTGGATCACGCCTATAGCGAGCACGTCTGATATGGAAGCGTTCTTAGCCTTCATACTCCCCTCACTTTGCTGTGGCCGGGTACAGTTTTTCGGATTTGCCTGATTTCGTACGGACGATCAAACCGCGCTGTTCCAGTGTCTCGAAAATCCAGTCTGCTTCCCGCGAGGTAAGGTGCATGGAACGCATGACATCAGATCGCGTGTTCTTACCGTTCTTAATCAGCTTCAGCGCACGCTCTAGTGTGCGTTCGCTCACACCCTTACCCGCGTTGCTGACTACTTCGATGGTGTGACCTTTCCATTTGTCGATGTAGGCGATTCCTCTGAGAACATCGTCAAGAGCAAGCGCGATGTCGGAATCAGCAGACGGTGCTTGTCTAGACGCGGCAAACATGATAGCGAGTTTGAGCCCCGATTTAGCCATACGGTCAAACGTAGGAGAATACAACTCAGGCTCATCCGCATACGTACCTGCCACGGACAACTGCCGCTCGAATTCTGCATAGCGTTCTAGAGCCTCCTGAGTCATCTTGACAGGGAACACCTTTGGTGTGGTGATCTCCTGTGTGCCCAGCTTGATCGTCTGTGTAGCTTCGTAGTCGCCTTTTAGATGTGACAGGTACTCCGCTAGCTCTGTGTTCACCGATTGCTGAACCTCAGTCACAAGCGTCGGTGGACGGTAGTTAGTAACATCAGCCTCCGCTGTGATGAAAAGAAAACGGGGTATAAATCCATTGATGATGTAGTCTCTGTCTAATAACTCGAATATACGAGTCTTGATACCCCCACAGAACATGATGAATCGAGGATCGCGTACTTCGATCCGTTCCTTTTTCAGCACCCTCACGTCGGTCTTCCCTTCGTACCAACGTGAGAATCCCTCCACTAATCCCGACAAGTAATCCTTCCGGCGCATCGAATCTATAAGACCAGCAACCTCGTCCCTGACGAATATGGACGTGCGACCAGCCCTTCCCGCAAGGCCAGCCATGATACCCTCCACAGAACCATCGGTAGCAAGTATCGCGTCTTCGTAGACAAGAGATAGCAAGTCTAGAGACATCTCCATAGCGGTCGTCTTGCGCGTCAACGTTGTGTCTCCCAAGATCATAAACCATACGTTAGGTCTCACTTTCCCAAAAGAAATCTCTAGCTCGACTGCCTCAGATAAGATCGCGCTCAAGATAATGAATGCCCCTGCCTCGTGGTAGGCAGGGGCGGCGTCCGTACGGCTCTTTGCCCATGTGACGTACTTCTCTATGAACGTGTCAGGCAAGGCGGCAACGTGCGCTCGTTCCTCGTCCGTTAAGAGGTTATCTATAGAGTAGGTCTCTTTGCCACGAGTACGATCCGCAATCATCAGCTTCGCCTTGCAGACCTCTTTCCAAAGGTCTTTAGGATCGCGGTCATCCTCACGGTATTTGTTGACTGACGATGCTTCGACAACCTTGTAAGTCTCCGCTAGCGACATGCCTGCTTCAAGGCACATAGCCTCTAGCGCCCACATGATAGAGCTACGATCTGTTACCTTCGCGTTCTCGAACATCGGGCGGAAGCCAGGGGGTAGACGAAAGCGGTACGTGACGTAGATGTCTTCAGCTTCCGGTAGGGCGTCTATCTCTTTAGCTGGGAACGGCTCAGCTAAGGCAGCGTCGTCCTGTGGTTCGGGGAGCGAAGTGAATTGTTGCAAGGGGAACGACTTACGTTTGAGCGTTTTTAATTCTACGATGTGTTGACCGTGCTTAAAGTTGTAGGTCAACGGGATACGTAGTAGCTGCGACAAATCCCAACCGGACTTGTCTGCGCCTAGCTCGTACGTAAGACGCCTGTTAGCTGACTCAGCCGATGTAGGCTCGGCAGGCTCGTCTAGGAACCAAAAGCCCTGCCACCTACCAGGGGACGACTGTAAGACAGCCGAAGGCTTCGGCTCAAAACTAGCGGGGTCTACTTCGTCAAGATCAGCCCACAGGTTAGGGCAGAGCTTTACGTTCGCGCCATTCCGTTTCGGTTTGGACAAAAGCTGCGAACAGAAATAGAGGTTGTTGTGGTCGATGTACTCGTTGATCCACTGTAGCATTTCCGGCAATTCATCGGGGTACAAAAACGCTTCCTCTGCAAACGCTTGTGTGTCCCTATGCTTGCGGGCGACAACCACATAACCTTCATTATCCCCAAGTGCTAGTCTAAAGAACCGTTCGCGTATCTGATCGTTTTGCGGGTTCGCCGCTATTAGCTTCATATAGGAAGGTAGAGGGCCAGGGCGAGCTTCCCCCCGGAAGGCTCAGCCCCGACCCCCCACGCCTTAGTTAACCAGGAAGCTCCGACTCGTCACCGTCGAGAGGCAGAACCCGCTTGACGCTGTTGTTCTTTTCCTTCGTCTTAGGGTTCCTACCTTCACTCACGACAATCCGACACTGACGACCTTCCCAATCGTCAGGATCAAGCTCCGTCATAGCGTTAACCTCAGACTCGTCATAGCCCACACCTACCAGAAAACCCTTGAGCATAGGCAATGCCTTTTCAGTGAGGCTCACGTTAGTCCATTGCTTGCGACCTTCGTATTCGTCATCGTGGATCGTGAATTCCACAGACAGGTATGTGCTACCGGGGTTCTTAGCATCCGGCCCTGCGGTGCGCTCGTCAACATCGGTGACTTCGGCCATGTACACGCCCGAAGGCATGGGCTCGAATCCAACTGCAACACCTTCCATACTACCGGGGACAGGCAACGGCATTAGTGTACCTCCATCTGCTCGTATAGAGCTTTCATAGTTGGATCGCTGACAACTAGAGGTAGTCTGTCGGTTCGATCCTTGGCGATATATTTACCGACTGGCTGTGTTTGAATCTTTCTCACGGTGATAGGCTTATTGTCTTCCCCTTTCTCAGACTTCGTATACAGGTAGAAAACCTCGTCAAAGAACCCTGGTACTTCTAGTGCTAGCTTGCCAGGGAGTGAAGGTGTAACGTGGCGCACGATACCACTGTCATCTTCCTTCGCTAGCTCGTGAGCCGTGATGATGACGTGTAGTGGTAGGTCACGCATCGAACGGATGAACCGTCGAATCTGCGCCGTCGCCTTACCCCACTCACGCATCCCTGGTACGTCGGGATCGCGGTCGGGGTTTTCTGCCGTGAGCTTTTGCATTACGTCCTGTAGACTAATCTGATAGGCTTCAGTGATATTATCTATGACGATTGTGTTATAGCCATGTTGTCCTTTCTTTAGTTCCTCGTATAGACCTCGAAGTTGTGCCCATGCGCTTTTCTTGACCCTCCCTCCCTTGTCAAATTCGGTCTTGACCCTGACGACTTCGATGTCTGGATAGAGCGTACGGATAGATTCGGTGCCACCTTCAAGGTCGATGAACAGCACCGGGCGCATGGCTTCGACATCGTTGGCCGATCCTGCAAGCCGCGTCTTACCGACCCCTGGTACACCGTACAAACAAATCTTCATGTGTCGTGGACCCTCACTCACAGGCACCACGTTCAACCCGGCGAGCCTCTTACCTACGGGTGGTTCCTCAGTGACTACGGTATCAACCACGAACGGCTCCGATCAACTCAGTATTAGCAATCATGTCGGATTTTGATTTGTTAGCTTCAGACATCATAGCTGTTGCAGTCTCTCGCGCTTCGTCACTAGTATTAGCTTCAACGTATAGCTCCCAATGCTGTTCTAATATGATCTCGACTCGATATTTGTTCATCAGTCTCGTTTCCTCTGCTTGTAATTACCCTTAAGCATCATTTCATAATCGCTTCCTTCCCCCCATGCTAGGCATGGGCCGACGAACGCACAACTTGAACAGTTGAAACGGTTAGGGTTACGGTACATGGGTAGCTCGGCATCGGTCATTTCTATTACCTCGTCATGGATACGATCCGCGAGAAAGTAAATCTCTTGCTCATTACGTCGAATGTTCTCCCTGTAAAAGAACCTGTTTTCGCCACGTCGGGCTTCAAGAAACTCATTGAAGTCTTCCGGCACGCTACCGTAGTGCGCGACGATCTGTTTCTTAGCGTACGGATAGGTAGTCACGATACGCTTGTCGCGAGACAGGTTCCCATCCTTGAGCGTTTTCAACGTGGTTGGTGTACGCTTCCATGCGATGTTGTACAGCACACCCTCGGGCATGAAGCCCAACGACTCTGACACGCCCCACAGGTACGACCCACATTGGTCGTCCATCAGCAGGTAGTCCGTATTGTCAGGCATCTTGTCGGCGGTCTTGTGCTCCATAACCCACGTACGACCTTCGTAGTCTTCGATCAAGCCGTCAACCTTCAGCGTGTAGACCACAGGACGCTTGCCCGTGCCCATGCACAAGGGGCAGGTATCTAGGTCTCCATGCGTGCAGGGTACTTCCATACCAAGGGGCACGAGAAATTGCTGCTCGACAAAGACCACCTTGAAGCGGTCGTGCTCGGCCGCGTACGCGCCGTAGTGGTCGAGCATGTGTGAGCCCAACAGCAAACCCTCTGTCAGACGATCCTCGTCATCCTCAGAGGGGCGTTCTAGACCGTCGTACCACTTGTGCAGGGTACGCTTGAAGACCACCTTAGCGTCTTCGATGCTGCGCTTAGGTGCCTCAGGATCGTAGTAGGTGGCTAGCCCCTCGTGCCATGCCGTACCGAACACGAGTGCCTTACCAGAGGAAAGTGGCTCTAGGTTGAGCCGAAGGTTAGAAGTAAAGTGCCATGCCAAACGGCAGTTTTTGTAACGTTGTCGATCAGTGGTGTGAACGTAAAGAGGGGTTCGTGTACCGGAGAGTGACAATAGTTATCCCCTCATGGTGTGGATAAATCCCTGTCGGGTATGGCGGTGAAAGTGAAGGGTACGTCACGATCTAGGCTATGTCAAACACATACGGAGGATTTTTCAGACTAGCCCATTTGCACTAGGAGGAATGTCCTTCGCGATGGTGAGTCCACTCTTAGCCTGTTGCTGTGCGTTCAATAGCTGCTGTGCCAAAGCATTCGCGAAATCGGCAGGGTAGTGCGCCACAAACGTACCCCATTCAGTGATAGTCATGTGCCGCACAAACTTTACGACTTTGGTGTTACCTTGCTCATCTTGGGCGACACCTTCGATCACATCGACCTGGAACGTCATTGGCCGTGGTGCCGGTTGGATCACTTCGTTGACCATATCTCCCCCTTCGTGGTAAGGGGGTCGGTGCCCGGCATCCGCGTCGAGCACCAACCCCCAAGCTTCATGCGTGACAGTTACCTGCGAAGCGGTCGGCAATGGTACCGACCCCTCCTGTGGCCCTACGGAACACGCCGTCGTAACGTGTAGCCTGTAGGTTAAGGTCGATCACTCCCCAATTCGCGTTGCCGGTCAAACGCTTTTGTGAGTTGCCTAGCGCACCTTTAAACGCGCGGGTGTTGACCCCACCTGTACCTACGACGATCTCACGGATACCATCAGGCACGTTCGCGCCCTGCGGATTCAAGCGACGGAAGCGTTCGTAGTTGTGATCGTGGCCGTTCAGGATCAGGTCTACGCCATGCTGATAGGCCACGTTCCACCACGGAGCCGTACGTGCATCCGATCCGTGCTCGCCGGACGAGAACCTAGGATGATGCCAGTACAACACTTCGCATAGGTGGTTGTCGGCGCTCAGGATATTGTCCAGTTGTGACGCCTGCCCAGAGATATTAACTTCGGAGTCCATAGACACCAGCAACCAATCACCACGTACGAATGAACGTGCCACTCCTGATTGAACACCAAAATAGTTCTCGTATCCTAATGCGCCATTCGTGTGATGGTCGTGATTACCAGGGGACGGTTCAGTGATGCTCTTAAAGCGGCCCCATGTCGGATCGTAAAGGCTATTGAATTGCTGTGCAGTACCATCTTGATAAGCGTTGTCGCCAAATGTCAATATGGTATCGGGATTGAGCGCGAGTACGAGATTGCTTGTTAGTGTGTCGCCGTTGTTGCCTGTTGCTATGTCACCTGCACCGACGACTCGTATCGCCTGTGCCGTGCCGGGTAGTACAAATACGAGGATCAAAGCTGCGAGTAACTTCCGCACTACGCATCATGCTCTTTTCCTCTCCCCCTCCTGACGTACCCACCACACGGCTAATTGCGTACGATTCTTTAGCTGGGTTTTGGATAGCACACTTCTCACATACTGCTTCACTGTACTAGCCGAAAGATGTAGGCGCACTCCCATCTCTTTATCTGTCAGCCCTTCGGTCAATAGCTCTAGGACTTGCTTTTCCCTAGAGGTTAAAGGCCAATGATTGATTTGATCCATGACTTTTTCCTATCAAGCTTGGTCTCGACCGCCATGTCGATTGTTCCTGTGGATTGAAGGATGATCACGTTCACCGCATTCTTTTGTCCGTGACGATGCAGCCTATCCTCAGCCTGTGCATTCATAGCTGGGGAATAGGACTGATCCAAAAACACACAGGTCGTCGCGCGATGTTGTAGGCCGTCTACGCCTACACCCCCTGCCTCAGTCTGTGCTAGGAACACCCCTGGACCCTCCCCCCTGCTAAACTCCCTGATGTTTTGCTCACGCTTCAAGACCGGCGTATCACCTGTTAGAACGTAATGCTTAACGTTATGATGGGCCATACGTTCTGCCGCCAGGTTGATCATCTGCTTAAACTGCGAGAACACCACTAGGGGCTCGCCTTCATCTACGATGTCCATCAGCGCGTCGATCTTGCTCGATGGTTCCTGCATCGTCACCTTGATACCTGAGCCGTGGCAGCGCGGGCAGTCCGTCTGACCCGCGCCACCACAGCGGCTACAGTCTGTCACATCGCAATAGGAATCGGCAAACTGTCGCAGCCGTGTGAATTGCGAGATCACCACAGGCGCAGGAAGGGGTCTATCGTCAGGTTCCTGCTCGATCCACGTTAGCGAACGCTTTTTCATTTCGCGGTACGCCTTCGCTTGTTTGGGTGACAAGTCCACCTTCATATACTGGTAGGTCTTATCAGGCAATTCCTTCAGCACGTCGCGCTTGAGCCTACGCACCATGATAGGCGCTAGCTCGGCCTGTAGCTGCTCGACGTTCTTAGTGCCCGTGACGATCTTGTACCCATACCCGGAGTCTACGTAGCTCACGTAGGTCTCAAAGAACCGCCAGTAGCTCGACCATCGCTTTTTGTCGAACCAGTGAAGGATTGACCACAACTCGTCAGGGCGGTTGATAATCGGCGTGCCCGTGAGCGCACGTTTATGGGTAGCCTTGATACGCTTGAGGTACTTGGTACGCCGTGCGTTGCGATTTTTAATCGCGTGAGCTTCGTCAGCGATGACGTAATCCCATGTACCGAACAAGGCTAGCTCAGGCATCAGGCGTAGCGCATCGTAGTTGACGATCAGAGCCCCACCGTCGAAGTCATGGAACCTCTCGCGTGTAGGTCCGTCGAGCATCATCGTTGGCATGATGCCGTCAAGGTGGTCGGCCCATACGATGCGAGGGGTCTTCGGGCATACGATCAACACGCGCTCAGGGCGGGAGCGTGCAAGCTCGTCTACAGCCTGTACGGTCTTCCCTAAGCCCATTTCGTCAGCCAGTAGGAAGTAGGGTTGGTCGATCATTGCTTCGACACCCTCTTGCTGGAAGGGATAAAGCTCAAGCATCGTCGTCGTGGTTAGGATGCTCCGCGAAGGTGCGGTCTACGGCAGCCTCTACGATATCGTATGCGACCGTACCGTCAGGCGGCATACCCATCGTCAATGCCTTGCGGCATACCTCACAACCCTCGGTCAAAACGTCCAACAGATCGCGGTCAGGCATCACGTCACCCCTTTCTAGCTAAGCCTCTAGGTGGGTGGTTGACGTACCTAACGGGCTACAAATCAGGGGTGGGGGTGGTAGCCCTACAACACCCCTACCTCGTGGGCCTATATAGTAGTCCCACTTACCGTCAAACCACCCGCCTAGGGGCTTAGGGAAGCCCCTAGGGAAGTGCGGTCGTCCGTGCGACCTTTCGGTCTGCGCTACACCGTTTTCTCTCGGCGAGCAAACCGCACTTCAGAAATGGGTAAGGGGATCGCGGTTTCCGGCTTGCTTTCCTTGGGAGGAGGCATGGGCCTTCAGTTTTCCGCGATCCCCTTACAGTGTTACTCAGCCTCGTCGGAGTCCGACTCGTATCGCAGGTAGGTGTTTCCGCCACGATTCAGAACCTCGACGCGGCCCTTGAGACCGGCGTTCTTGATGTAACGCTTCAGGCTAGCCGAAAAGCCCTTGGTGCCACCTTCGACCTGCACGGCCTGAGCGTCACCCGCAAGGAACGCTTCCACGACCCGCTGCGACTTACCCTCACGCTGGATCGAAGGGATAGAATCGAGATCAACCGGCACGATGGTCGGGTCGGTGCGCTCGATGTCCTGCTCTGTGGTTGCCATGTCTGGCCCCCTTTCTGGCGGGTGTCCCGCCTTTCGGTTTCTTTGACTAACCCATCATACGCTACGAAGGTCAGGGCCGTCAACCCCCTGCACCATCTTAGCGTCCATGTAATCCCGCGCATGCGAACACTCGGTACGGAAGCGAAAGCTCTTGCACGTACACAGGACGATCCACCCCACGTCGATCAGGTAGTAGAAATCCATCGGATCGGTGTTGGACTTGACCGCAAAGACACCTTCGACCTGCCCCTTGCGAGCGAGCGTGGTGAACCCGCTATCCTTGTCAAGCTGCTCAATCACTTGCTCCTGCCAGCTAGTCGGCATCTGTACCTCCCTCTGTTCGTGCCCCTAGTATATCAGCTAAGGCACGAGGTACGTCAACACCTCCGACCAATCTTTCTAGGTCTTCGATGCGTGTCTCTAAAGTACGTCGGCGCTCTAAGGTACCCATCATGTTAGGTGGGTGGTTCACTAGCACGGTGTTCTCGGTGTCCATGATCGCCCACCACGACGGACTACCACCACCCCCACGCCGTACCTGTACGATCAACCCTGCACCCTTAAGCACCTTCAAGATGTTGCTGTACTGGGAAGGTGGTGCTAGCTCAGCCACGAGCACAGATAGCGACCCTTTCCACATCAGCGTGCCGTCGTCAAGCTCAGCCTCGGCCAGCATGCGATCAAACACAGCCTGTGAATGCTCGGTCAGTTTGCCCATTCGTCGTACTCCTGGTGACTCACACAAAACTCCGAATTAAACATCGCGGTCTTAGCACACTGTTGTCCATCATTACGTTTAGCCTCGCACATCGGCAGCACATACTCTACCGTCGAGAACACATGATGCTCGGGGCAGCGGTATCGCCGACGCCTACCCCACTCTGTAAAGCGCACGTCTTTCACGAACGCCCGTTGATTACACGTTGGACAGATCATTCTCGCACCTCGCGGACCTCCGCTGGGTCGGTCATCGGTCGTCCCGTTCGAGCGCGTCGTGTGCGGCTGATAGGTCATCCCGAAGCCTGTTGCGCTCTCGCACGAGGGCGGCGAGGGCTTCGCTGGCGTCCTCTCGCAGATATTCCCAGCTAGCCGCACTCGGCACTCGGCACACGCAAGCAAGGACATCCGCGTGATACTCCTCAATGGCGTTTCGCATCACTTCCGCTGGGTCGGTCATCGGTCGTCCTGCGATAGCGTGCTCCTCGACCGTCCGGGACGACTCCACACGGACAACGGGCAATGCCGCTGGATCGTCAACAGGCACCACTTCCACCCTCCATCTTGCTATAGTTACAAGTACCGTTACCTCGTACGGTCATGGAAATCCACGGGCGCACGTTCTGGCCGAGACCTTCAAAGGTTCGGGAGAATCGGTAGTAGGCACGCCGGTACACGTAGTCACATGGGGCGCTACATTGTGGTGGGTTGGTTCGACCGCTACCTTTCACGACATCTGTTACGCCGTCGTAAGACCAAAGCCACAGCGGGTTTCCGTCATCGCCCCAAGTGTTCATCCGTGGACTCTGACAAAAGTGCCCATGACCTAGGAAGTCTGGTGTTCCCCACGTCATCGTCATGTGGGCTTGAATGATCGGGAACACGACTGCGTTGCCCCCTCGGATGACTACATGTGCAGTCTTAACAAAGCAGTCTCCCTGACCATTCAAACGCGACCGTACTCCTAGAGAGGTAGTGCGCCACTGATTAACCCTACCGTTCCCGCCGAGTTGCGCTGATGTCAGCACCATGTTAGGTGCCGCGATCCCCACTGTTGAGGTTTCCCAACGGTCGATGTTGCCAACCCCACCATCACTCCATGCAGAGGTACTACCTAGAGCGAGCCAGATAACGAACATTAACGCAACCGTCACTGCGATAGCGACAATTACTTTCTTAGTCGTTGTCATTTCTGCCCCTTTTGGAATCGACGGTGCAGGCTGATTTCGTACAGAGCTATGACGAACGGCCCCACGAAAAACAGCAGAGCAAGTAGCACGATCATCGTAACTAGGATAAATATAAACATTGTCATCACCCCTTTTTGTGTGATCCTGTTCGCCACACAGGATGCATCTTGATATCGACTAGTTCGTTGCAACGTCCACAATCAAATGTAAGGGTATAGATATCGACCTTGCCCATCTTATGCCACAGCGCAGCACAGATCAGGCGTCTAATCATGCGCGTCACCCACTCTCTCTGCATTGACGGCCCGCGATACGTGCCGGACCAAGCAAGTTGCGGCAGGCGTAGCCAACGCGATACCAAACACACCACCTACCAAGAGCGCAAACCCTGCGACTACTAAGTGTGATCTATTCATCTAGTACCTCCGTTCCATCGTCGGGTGGGGTAATGATCCAACCCCACAGCCACTCAAGGAATCTCTCCCACACTATGTTCCTCCATAACCTCTCCCCCTTCTGGATCGACATAGCTAGTGATTGGTCCCCAAAAATCATCGTCCATGTAGTGCTTACAGGTATAGCACATATCCAACTCGCG